AGCGAATTAACTACCTTTATCCAAAAACATAATTCATTTGAGGCAGAGGAGGGATGTAATGATGACCTTGCTATGTGTCTTGTGATATATGCATGGTTAGTAGCACAAGATTACTTTAAGGAACTCACTGACCAAGATGTAAGAAAAAGATTATATGAAGAACAGAAGAATCAAATAGAACAAGACATGTCTCCATTTGGTTTTATTATGGATGGTTTAGATGATGATAGTTTTGTAGATGCAGAGGGTGATACTTGGAAATTAGATAATGGATCTTTAGAATTAGATAGATTAGCAGGAACACCAGGTAATTGGAATACAGATGAATATGGTGATAGATCATATATGTGGGAATATAGATAGTTGGAATTAGATAAACAAATAAAATTAGGACATCTTTTACTTTCTGATAGGAAGTGTAGAGTATGTGGTGAAACTAAAAATTTAATAGATGGATTTTATTTGACACGTAAGGATAGAGGAACACTAGCATCTGCTTATTCATATGAATGTAAGATATGTACAATTAGAAGAATTGTAGATAGTAGGAAAAAAATAAAACCTCATACAGATTGGAATTATCCAGATTGGTGATGTTCATGGATTGTTTCCCCAATGAAAACATTCAAAACAATAAATATTTTCAGATAAACTGAGACGAGGCTAGACGACATGGCGACTCCACAATTATCTCCTGGAGTATTAGTAAGGGAGGTGGATCTGACTGTAGGGAGAGCAGAAAATGTATTAGATAATATTGGCGCCATTGCTGGTCCATTTGAGATAGGACCAATTGATGAAGCTACTGACATCACTACAGAGCAACAATTAATCAACACATTTGGAAAACCAATTTCTACTGATGCTCAGTATGAATATTGGATGAGTGCTGCTTCATTCCTATCGTATGGTGGAGTTCTTAAAGTTGTAAGGACTGATGATGATGACCTAGTTAATGCTAATGGTAGCAGAGGTCATACAGTACAAGTTACTGATCTTAAGATCAAGAACTATGATGACTATGTGGCAAACTATGCTGGTGTAGGTCAGACATTTGGTTATGCTGCTAAAACACCTGGTACTTGGGCAAACAATCTTAAAGTTTGTGTCATTGATAACTTTGCAGATCAACAACTAGGAATAGGAACCACTGCTGGTGTTGCTGTTGGTCAAGGTGTAACAGTTTCACTTACCAACCAAGTAGTTGCTGGTTCTGGTGACACATCAAACTTTACTGGATATTTAAAAGGTATTGTTACAGGTATTGGAGAGACCACTGTTGATGTTAAGATAACAAATAGGGTTACATCTGCTGGAGTATCTACTGATGTTACCTATGCTCAAGGCGATCAAGCAAGATCTTTCCTAGCAGGTAATGATGTATCATTTATAAATTCATCTGCTGTAGGAGTTGCCACAATATCACTAGTTGGAGGTAACTATGCTAAAGACTGGTATGATCAGCAAACATTGGGTCTTACCAACTCTACTGTTTTTTGGAAATCTATTTCTCCTAGACCACTTACTACACAGTGGGCAGAAGATAGATCATCTAAGAATGATGGTATCCATGTGGTAGTTGTAGATGATCTTGGAGATGTAACAGGAATACAGGGTAATATTTTAGAGAAGAATTTAAATTTATCTAAGGCATCTGATGCAGTTTCTGCTGAAAATGCACCACAGAAGATATACTATAAAGATTTCATAGCAGATTTCTCAGAGTATGTTTATGCTGGTGATGATCCTTCAGATGGTTCAGATGGATTTGCTGCAGCATCAGGATTTAGTTCTGGATACACACCTATTACTACTGCCTCTGGTGGTTGGAATAGAAATGCACAGGGTATTACTTTCAATGTTATTGGAAATGACACCTATACATTAGTCTCTGGTAAAGATTATTCTGCTACTGGTGGATTCACAGCAACCCTTGGTAATCTAATTACATCTTACAACTTATTCAAGAATAAGGATGAGATAGCAGTTGATTTCTTAATTGGTGGTCCTGGTCTAGCTGATAAGGCACAATCACAAGCAAAAGCTGGTAGATTAATATCAATAGCAGGTGGAAGAAAAGATTGCATGGCAGTCATTTCTCCTCATAGAGCAGATGTTGTAGATGTAACTAATGCAGATACACAGACTGATAATATAATTAAATTCTACAGTTCTTTAGGATCTTCATCATATGCAGTATTTGATACTGGATACAAATATACATTTGATAGATTCAATAATAAATTTAGATTCATCCCAACCAACGCTGATGTTGCTGGATTGATGGTTAGAACTGCTGTTAATTCATTCCCTTGGTTCTCACCTGCTGGACAGCAGAGAGGAATCTTGAACAATGCAATTAAACTTGCATATAATCCAGATAAAGCACAAAGAGATCAACTTTATCCACTAAGAATTAACTCTATAGTTAATCAACCTGGTGTTGGTATCATGCTCTTTGGTGATAAGACTGCACTAGGATTTGCTTCTGCATTTGATAGAATCAATGTTAGAAGGTTATTCCTAACAATTGAACAATCACTACAGAAAGCAGCAGAAGCACAACTCTTTGAACTCAATGATCAGGTCACAAGAGCAAACTTTGTTAACATTGTTGAACCATTCCTAAGGGATGTGGAAGCAAAGAGGGGACTAAATGGTTTCCTAGTTATTTGTGATGAAACAAACAACACTCCTGATGTGATTGATAATAATGAATTTAGAGCAGACATCTTCTTGAAGCCTGCCAAATCAATCAACTATGTTACTCTTACATTTGTTGCCACCAGAACTGGTGTTAGCTTTGAAGAAGTAGCTGGTAGAGTTTAACTTATCATATCTAAATAACCAAAGGAGATTCTAAAAAATGGCAACAATCCCACAGAGAACTATTTCTCAATTTAAATCCAAACTGATTGGTGGTGGTACTCGCCCCAATCTGTTTGAGGTGCAAGTCAACTTTCCAGATGGAGTAGATCTGGGTATTCAAAATGATGGTGGTGGAGAATTTGATGGAGATAGGTTTAGATTTTTATGTAAAGCAGCACAACTTCCTGCTTCTAATGTAGGAAACCTTGAGGTTCCTTTCAGAGGACGTGTTCTTAAGGTTGCTGGTGATAGAACATTTGATCCTTGGTCTGTCACAGTAATTAATGATCAAGATTTTGGTCATTATAGAGCGTTCCAAGCATGGGCTCAGAACATTGCTCAGTATGGAGATTCATCAGGTTTAACTGATCCATCATCTTACATGGGACAAGCAACAGTCTATCAACTTGGTAGAAATGTTTCTGTTCAACAAGCAGCAGCTAGTCCTGCTACTGATAGCAATATACTTGCACAGTATAAGTTTGTGGATATTTTCCCAACTACAATAGCAGCAATTGATCTGTCATATGATACAACTGATACAATAGAAGAGTTTACAGTTGACTTCCAAGTACAATACTGGTATCCTGAAAGAGCAGGGGCTGGAGCCTAATAAATAAAACATAAAGGTTAACTTTTAATAATGGCAAGGTTATTTGGATTTTCAATAGAGGATACAGAGCAGATATCACCTGGTGTGGTATCTCCTGTACCTGAAAATAATGCGGATGGTGCAGACTACTATTTGACTAGTGGTTTTTTTGGATCGTATGTTGACATTGAGGGAATCTATAGGACTGAGTTTGATTTAATAAAAAGATACAGAGAGATGGCACTTCATCCAGAGTGCGATAGTGCCATTGAGGATATTGTAAATGAAGCAATTGTATCTGATACACATGATTCTCCAGTAGAAATTGAGTTATCTAATCTCAATGCTAGTGATGGCATAAAAAGAAGAATTAGAGAAGAATTTAAGGCAGTAAAAGATCTTTTAGATTTTGATAAGAAGTGTCATGAGATCTATAGGAATTGGTATATAGATGGAAGAATTCATTATCATAAAGTAATTGATTTAAAGAAACCAGAAGAAGGGATAGTAGAGTTAAGATATATTGATGCAATGAAAATTAGATATATAAGACAACAAAAGAAAACAGATAAAGATAATATTAGATTAGCAAATATTAATACTGACAATCCTATGGAATATGAATTTCCTGAGATTGAAGAGTATTTTGTATACAGTCCTAAGTCAACTTACCCTTCTCAAATGCCATCTGCTATGGCTGGTGGTAATAAAGGAATTAAGATGACTAGGGATTCTATTGCATATTGTACTAGTGGACTAGTAGATAGAAACAAAGGATCAACCCTATCTTACTTACATAAAGCGATTAAAGCAGTCAATCAACTTAGAATGATTGAAGATAGTCTTGTTATATACAGACTATCAAGAGCACCAGAAAGAAGAATATTCTATATTGATGTAGGTAATTTACCAAAAATTAAGGCAGAACAATACCTCAGAGATGTAATGATGAGGTATAGGAACAAGTTAGTATATAATGCTGACACTGGTGAGATCAAAGATGATAAGAAATATATGTCTATGTTGGAAGATTTTTGGCTTCCACGTAGAGAAGGTGGTAGAGGAACTGAGATTACTACACTACCAGGTGGACAAAACTTAGGAGAAATTACAGATATTAAGTATTTCCAAGAGAAATTATATAAGTCATTGAATGTACCTCCTACTAGAATAGGTGGAGATGGTGGTTTTAATTTAGGAAGATCATCAGAAATCCTAAGAGATGAAGTTAAATTCAGTAAGTTTGTTGGTAGATTAAGAAAGAGATTTTCTAATCTATTCAATGATATTCTCAAGACTCAATTACTCCTTAAGAATGTAATTACCCCAGAAGACTGGGATATTATGAGTGAGCATATTCAGTATGACTTCCTCTATGATAACCATTTTGCAGAACTAAAAGATTCTGAATTAATGGCAGAAAGACTAACTATGGTAGCATCTGCTGAACCATATGTTGGTAGATACTTCTCTCAAGATTATCTAAGACGTAAGATTCTTCGTCAGACTGATGAAGAAATTCTTGAACAGGATAAGTTGATGAAGAAAGAGATTGCTGATGGGGTGGTTCCTGATCCAGCAATGATGATGGACCCAACTATGGGAGTAGAGGGACAAACATCAATGGGTGGTGAAATGGGTCAAGTTCCTACTGAACCTGGTGTAGAAGATACCACCAAAACTAAGATGGAAATGCCTAAGGGTGGAGAAATCTAATAAATAAATTGTAAAGATTTTAAAACAATGGATGAATTAATGGATATGATCACCAAAGACGAGAGTCCCTCTGGTATCAGTGACGCTATCAAAGATGCTCTTTATGCAAAGTCAGCAGAAAAAATAGGTGCTCATAAAGATGCTGTAGCAGCATCACTTTTTGGATCTCCTGAAGATCAAGAGGAAGTTGATGATGTAGTTTCAGATGCCTCAGATAGAATTTCAGGCGCAGATGAGAATGGAGAAGTAGAGGATGAGGAATAATTATAAATAAATAAAATGATTCTGTATAAAGAGAATGACGCTTAGGACAGTTGGAGCAGGAACTTCAATAACTACAAGTGCAGCATCTCAGCAGTCTATTCCAATATCTGGTAAATCTACTGCGATAAGAGTGGTTGCCACTGGACAAAACACACATGTCGCTATTGGAACTGAACCTACTGCAGCTGTAACTGATTTTGTAGTACCAAAAGATAGTGCTGCTACTTTGGGATTTACTAATACATCTGCTAGGGTGGTTAGTTATACCAAAGGATCAACTACTATATTGGATTTTCCAGAGGGAACATCATCTCCTTTTGGAGTGGGTGATTATGTAAGTTTAAGTTGCTCAACTCAAACTGATTTTGACTTTACTCATAAGAGAGTAAAGACTGTATATAATAAAGCTAGCACTGCAAATAGAGGATTAGGAGAAAACTTTTTTGGTCAAAGAATCATAGTTGAACACAATAGTGGTTCAGTTAGTGGTACTTTTAATGATCCAGATGCAACTTTGAGAGCATCTTTTAAAGTTGCTGCTAGGACTGATAGTGGATCTGGTAAATTATACATTCAGCAAGTTCAAATTTCAGGGGACGCATAACATGAAACTCATTAGGGAAGAAATCGAATCTGTTGAATTTATAGTTGAAAACAGAGGAGGTAAAAAACAACTTTACATTGAAGGAGTTTTTCTTCAAGGAAACATAAAGAACAGAAATGGTCGTATGTATCCTATGGAGACACTTCGTAGAGAAGTTTCTCGTTATAATGAAAATCATGTAGTATCAGGAAGAGCACTTGGAGAACTGGGTCATCCAGAAGGTCCAACTGTTAATCTTGATAGAGTGTCCCACAAGATTGTATCACTTAAAGAAAGTGGTTCTAATTTTGTAGGAAAAGCAAAAATCCTCTCTACCCCTATGGGTAAAATTGCATCTTCATTGATAAGTGAAGGTGTAAAGTTAGGTGTTTCTTCAAGGGGTATTGGTTCACTGAAGCAAACTCGTGAAGGAATTAATGTTGTAGGTGAAGACTTTATGTTAGCAACTGCAGCAGATATAGTAGCTGATCCTTCAGCACCAGATGCATTTGTATCTGGAATTATGGAAGGAAAAGACTGGGTATGGGATGGAGGTATTCTTCGTGAGAAGTATGCTGAGAAAACATACAAGACCATCAACACTTTAGTTGATCAAAAGAAATTGGATGAGCATAAGTTAAATCTTTTTAACGATTTCTTATCAAACTTATAACTTATCTAAATAAATATAGTTTAATACTCGGATAATCAGAGGGTTTACCAATGTCTCGTGGAGATTTACAAGAAATGGAAGTAGGCACTAAGCAATCTAAGGGTCCTGTAACTGCAAATGCAAAACCAGGCGACCCAATGCCAAAATTAACTACTGGTGGCACATCAGTTGGTTATGAGGATCTTGGTGGTCCAACACCAGATAACTACAGTCCTACTAATGATTCTGCAAAGATCAAGGAACCTAAGATTAAAACAGTGAAAGATGTAGTTAACAAAGGTGCAAAACCTGCTGATCCCATGCCACAAGGACTTAAACAAGGTGATGATGTAGATCTAGAAGATAATCAAGAAATTGTAGCAGAGACAGAAGAAACTACAGAAGACACAGTAGAAGAAGAAACAGTAGAAATTGACATTGAAGCAGATGTCAATGCTCTTTTAGGTGGTGAAGAACTATCTGAAGAGTTTAGAGAAAAAGCAAAGACA